GTTGATGGTGAAGAAATTGAAGTTACCCTTGACGAACTTAAAAGTGGCTATAGCCGACAGTCTGACTACACAAAGAAAACTCAAGAAATTGCAGAATACCGTAAACAGGCTGATGCCATGATGCAACAGGCACAGCAAGAAGTATATCAGACTCAGCAATTTCGTCAGCAGTACATTGATGCCGCCTCTGCTGTAGTACAACAGCAGTATGGTAAATTAAATGAACTGGTCAACAATACAGATTGGGAACGACTCAAGATAGAAGATAGAGAAGAATATCTTACTAAGAAGTCTGAAGTAACCGATCTTCAAACAATGATGCAACAGGAAGAGCACCGCCTTGGTCAAGCCAATGAACAGGCTATGGCTGAACAGCGTCAAACTCAACAGCGTGTTGCATATGAAGAACGGCAAAAGTTAGAGACTATCCTACCAGAATGGAAGAACGAAGAGTTCCGACAGAAGGCGGGAAAAGAACTAACTGAGTTTGCTTTATCTCAAGGATTCCTCCAGGAAGAATTGAACCAACTAACTGACCATAGATCACTACTTGTTCTCATGCAAGCCAAAGCATTTCAAGAAATGCAGAAAGCGCAGTTGTCAACTAAATCCAAAAAGACTAAGAAGAAACCTAAGATGGCTACTTCTGGAACTGGATCGAAAAACAAAAAGGAACGGGGAAAAGCGGAGCGTACTGCAAAAATGAAGCGTCTTAAAGAGACAGGTCATGTAAATGATTCCGTATCTCTTTTTGAAGATTTTGTAGAACTTTAACTAAGGAGGTAATCTGCTATGGCAGTTCCCGCAAATACTCGTTTGACCTTCGGGGGTGTACAAATCCGCGAAGACTTGAGCGATATCATATATAATATCAGTCCTATGGACACGCCGTTTATGACAGGCGCTGGACGAGGCTCATGTTCTAACACTCTCTTTGAGTGGCAGAAAGATGAACTCGCCGCCGCCGCCGCAAACCAGAAACTAGAGGGTGATGACCCAGCATCGTTGGCAGTTGCAGAGCCGACGAAACTGACGAATCAAACTCAGATTTCTGAGAAAGCGGTTCAGACATCAGGCACTGCAGAAGCAGTAGACTGGGCAGGCCGAAAGTCAAGTCAGGCTTACCAGTTGGCCAAGCGCGCAAAAGAAATTAAGCGTGACATGGAATTCATGCTTCTTGGTGAAGACGTTAAGGCCGCTGGCGCGGCTGGCGTGGCTCGTAAGACTGCCGCTCTTAACTCTTGGCTTGGTGATGCTGTTGCTGGTGATTCAAACATCATTGATGGCCCGACTGACGCCGCTGTTGCTAACGCAGGAGATGGTACAGCAGTGAAAGCGCCTAGTGGTGCTGACGCTGTATTGACGTTGAGTATGCTTAATAATTGTGTCGAGCAGATTTGGAAGGCCGGTGGTTCGCCTGACGTAATCATGTGCGATGCTTCGTTGAAAGTTAAGATGTCTGCTCTGGCTGGTTCAGTCGTTGCTGATATCGTTTCTAACCACGATAAAGCATCTCCGGCAAGTGCTATCAACTCTGTTGATGTCATCGTCACGGACTTCGGTACTTTCAAGATTGTACCTAGCCGTCTGTGTTTGCCTAACCAGTTGTATGTCTTGGATTACGATTTCTGGAGCGTAGACTATCTGCGTCCTTTCCAGACGGAAACCTTGGCGAAAACTGGTGATTCCATCAAGCAGATGATGATTGCTGAGTATGGCCTTCGTGGTAAGAATGGTCAGGCATCTGGTTCTGTTATTGGTATCAAAGCCGCGTAACTGTGTTTGGCCCTCCTTCGGGGGGGCCATTCATTTTGAATTAGATGACCTTAAGAGGAACAAATGAGCAAAGCACTACTTAAAGAAGGTTTAAAGAATAAGAAAGAAAAGGTAGAGAAGATTAAGCCTTACACTGAAAAAGCATCTGTTAAGAAAGCAGTTGCAACATTAAAGAAAATGTCAGAAACTCCCGGTGCATTACCATTATGAAACATTGGCGACCTACTACAGTAGAAGATCATTCTGATGGTACGTCTACTGTTACAACTCATCAGGATGCTACAGACATTCTGAACAGCAATAAAGAATTACTAAACGACTATGGTGATAAACTTACCTTTGGTAAGCAACAGCATGGTATGAGAGTTGCATCTATCCCTGTAGGTATATGGGAGAAGTGGATGCAGGAAACTAACGGCGCAATAGAAAAGGATCACAAGTTAATGAAGAAGTATCTGAATGATCCTGATAACGCTTTTCTACGCACCACACCAACGAGGCTATAACTATGTGGCTATATAACCCCGGCCAAGCCGGAGCAACGCAAACAAACTTTGCCCCTCTTAACAACGCAGTATACTTTATTGCCCGTAGATAGTTATGAGCATTGCCAACTACACTGAACTACAGACTGCTGTGGCTAACTGGTTAGACAGGGATGATCTAGCCGCTAGGATTCCAGAGTTTATTTCTCTATGCGAGGCTCGGTTTAACCGAACCCTGCGTCTTCGTGCTATGGAAACCCTAGACACTTCTGTATCTACCGTGGCTGGCACTAGCACAATAGCACTACCTACAGGTTATGTGCAGATGAGGGATTTTCATCTAACCACATCTCCACTAACTCAGTTGCAGTATCTTACCCCAGAGATGATGGTTAGGTTAAATGCTGGCAGTCAAAGTGGAAAACCCCTAACCTACACAATTATAGGAAATAACATACGCCTTGGGCCAACACCTGATGTTGTGTATACAACCAGTATGCTTTACTATAAAACCTTTGATCCATTGAGCGGTAGCGCTCCTACTAATTGGGTAATCACAAACGCTCCAGATGTATATTTATACGGGACTCTACTTGAGGCGGAGCCTTTCTTAATGAATGATGCTAGGGTACAGTTATGGGCTACAGCATTAACAGAATCTATTAACACCCTACAAGAGCAAGATAACAAGGACAGGCATTCTGGCTCCGTTCTTAGGGTAATGAATACAGGCGGGTATCACTAATGGGACTAGAAAGCGCGGCATTTCTTAACGGACTGGTCGATACAAATCCTGCGGCAACAGACAATGTATCGCAAGGTGACGATCATCTCCGTTTAATAAAAAAGGTACTGAAGGATTCTTTTCCGTCTGTAGATGCGGCGGTAAATGCAATACACACATCAGCGTCAGCACCAGCAACATCAATATCAGCAGGGCTAATATGGTTTGATACAACTAATGACCTGCTAAAAATTAGGAATGAGGCCAATGATGCTTGGATTACATTGGCAGTATCACCACTTACATCTAACAGTGTAGACGTTGACGCTGGCTCTATTGACGGCACTCCTATCGGAGCGGCATCAGCATCTACTGGTAAGTTCAGTAGTGTAAACATTGCTGGTGACGGGGCTACTGTAACAGGAATTAAAGATGAAGATGATATGTCATCCGATTCCGCTGTTAAACTTGCTACTCAACAGTCTATCAAGGCATATGTAGACTCTCAGGTTACAGCGCAAGACCTCGACCTTATATCTGATAGCGGTACTATCGACATTGATCTTGATTCAGAAAGCCTTACTGTTACTGGTGGTGAGGGTATTGACACTTCAGCGACAGGCACGACGCTTACAATCGCAGGAGAAGATGCGTCAACCTCTAACAAGGGTGTAGCAAAATTTAACTCTGCTAACTTTGCGGCATCTTCTGGCGACATTACAATTAAAGATGGTGGTGTAGCCAACGCTGAACTAGCAGATATGGCGGCGAATACCGTTAAGGTTAGGGACGCTAACTCAAGCGGTGTACCATCTGATAAAGCAGTCGCAGATACACAAGTTCTTATTGGTGACGGCACTGGCTTTACAGCCGCCGCATTGTCTGGTGACGCTACCATGACAAACGCTGGTGCGGTAAGTGTAGTCAAGATTCAGGGGCAAGACGTAAGCGCAACTGCCGCAACTAATGACCAATACCTAAAGTATTCCAGCGCGTCTAGCGAATGGCAAAAAGTAGATGTTCTTGCGCCAGATCGT